AATTCAATTCTATCTCCAGTACTATACTGAAATAAACCTGCAACTTCTTTAAGTGTAAAATAATTACCTTGATTTAATGACATACTATATGAATTAACCACTAAAGTATCAGTAGCTTTTTGAACATCAACCGCATAGTTTGTAAATGTAGAAACTTTATAACCACTTATATAACCTTGACCTGGATCAACTATAATAGTGAAAGTATTTCCTTCTAAACTATTATTTGCTGGCGAACGTGTTGTAGTATCAAATCTATTAGTTACAAAGTTTCCACTTTGGAGACTTGTTCTTTCTGCCATTTCATCATTAACAGCGTTATAAGCAGTATATTGATTTTGTCTAAATGCTAAACCTTCAGAAAAACTTGTTAAAATATATGCTTCATTGTTTCCTAATGCATCATCGGTATCAACAACAAGCAGTTCTGCATTAAGATTTAATCTATCTGCGCCAGGTGCTGTTTCATTTTCTGTACCGAGTGCATTATCAAGTAATGATGAGTCTTGATTTGAATTAATAATACTTTCAACCGTTTTAAATACAACTGAAACATTATTTGGTTGATTATCATATTTTGAAACGACAATTGTTTGAAAAGGAATTTTAATAAAATGTCCTTTTTGGTATATAATACCTTTGCCAACACTGAATGAATAACTGTTACCAACTGCGCTAGCGTCACCATGAACTTTAATTTTTTGAATATAATTTTTAGCCTGTAAATCTAATGTTGATAGTCCAACACTATTATCAACAGATCTAATTCTAACAACAGGTGGTATTGTATAATTAATACCAGGATTAATTAAATTTACTGTTGAAATCTTTCCGGAAGCAGTAGTTCTAATTCTAGCTCTAGCAGATCGGCCAAAGCTACCAATAATAGTTCCTGTTGCAGTATTTGTGCTATTTCTAATTTCATTATTAGTTCCAAGTGACCATGCATTACTTGTTACTGATGAATTAGCAAGATCAATATCTCTTGGTTGTAGTTTTAATACTACTACATTTGAATTTGAATATGATGTATCATCAATATCGATAATTTCAAGATTAGAACCATAACTTAGATCAGAGACATAATCTCCTATAGTAAATGTTCCTGTTCCAGTACTAACAGCAATTGACGGTGTAATTACAATTACATCTGAGTTTGAAAAACCTACACCACCGTTATTTACAATAATAGAACCTAAAGAATAGTCTTTATTATAAACTTCTAATTCTTGTCCAGGTCCAAATTGATATTCTGATCCACTATCACCAGCATTTAAATAATTTAAATAAAGTGTTTTTAAATCTGGAGGAGTTGATTCATAACCATCTGTGTATGCAACAGGTATAGCAACCAGATTATTACTGTTTTTTATTCTTAAATTTTTGGCAGCAAGTCTAGCAATAGACACTGGTCCAGAATTAACATCTGTATCTAATACTTTAATGTATTTTAATTTGTCATTATAACTGAATGAACAACCTTCAATAATTGTTCCTTTTTTAAAAATATTATTTCCAAATCTTTCAATTTGATTTTGTAAAATAGTTTGTAATTGGTTTAACTCGCGAACCTGTACAGCAACGCTAGGCTTAAATAGCACTCTATGATAATTTTTATCTTCTTTATAATCATCAAAGTATGGAGATACATTTAGATCCGTTTCGATAGCCATTTAAACCCCTTAAAATTCAAAAATTATTTTAAATGTTTCTTTTTGTGTATTTGCTCTTTCAACAGCAGAAATATTGTTAAGATATAGTATCTCACCAGAACCAAACAATATTTCTCCAGAATAAACATCATTTATACTGGCTATAGCTAAACTATTAGATCCATATACATTTGAGGAAGTAAATGACCCTATAGCATTGCTTACATACATTGTAATGCCAGTATTTGTATTTATGATAGAATGAAAGGTTGCATTTGCTGTCGTCAAATTGCTTTGATAAATGGTTTCATTTTCTATGAATTGTCCAGAAACCAAACTTCCTTTCATTTTTTGTAATTGAACAAAAGTATTAAAGCTTTTTGATTCACCATTTCTATATACGTTTGTTACTATACCAGACGCGCCGCTGTCAACTCCAATAATTCTATCCCCAGATTCAAATATTCCTTGAACATTTGTAACAATTATAGAATTTGCTAAAACAAGTTCTTTAACATAAGCATTAGAAGATACGTTAGCAACATAAAACCATGCATCATTAGACTCAAATGATGCATTGGATGACACTGTTATAACTGTTGAATTAACTATAGAATTAACTGTAAGAAGCTGGTGTTTTGATGCATTATTAGTACTTAGATATACATATTCGCCAGTATTTAATTGATTATTCCAATCTGCATCAGCACATGTGATATTTGCACTTGTCGTGTTACATATAGCATTAATATTTACTCTTATTGGTTTTATTTTTAATATTTTTTCATTTATTTGAAAATTTCCATATTCATTTTGTAATCTAATGTTAACATTAGCAAACATAGGATCTTTTAATATTCCAACTTGATTAAATTTATTACTAGTCGGAATAGTATTGCTCTCGCTATTTGCAAATTCAGTGCTAATAACAAGTCTAGAACTAAAGAGTTCATTCTCGATACTAGATCCATGACCGCCAGGCGGTACATAAATTGATCTAACAACAGCTTCACTAAAATTATCAATAGTCTTAATAACATCATTTGCTTCTACATAAGCTGAATGATAATTATAATTTTGACCTCTATTTAGAATTTCAATCTTATAAACACTATTAGTTGAGTACGCATTTATAATAGCTCTAGCAACAACATTAGTTGTTTGACCAGAACCAATTATTTTAACATTTGGATATATTTCATATTCAGAAGCATTTGTTGGCGTAACATCAAATTCTGTATCAATTACAATATAGTTTCCATTTGAATTTGAAATATAATCAGTAATATATCTATATTGGCCAACACCAGTACCACTTGAAATATAAATCAAGCAATTTGTATAAAACCCATTTGATGTACTAATATTAGAATTTGTTATTTCATAAAGATATGAATTAGAATTAACTTTAATTTGAGTAGCAGTAAATGATCCTTCTAAATAATTATCATATCTTTTCCCGCCATCTTCAACCTTAATAATATCTATAGAACCATCAACGGCAGTTTCCATAACATTATTATTTGCTTTAATTGGAAAAAAATCCGTTGTAGAAAATTTAGTATTTTCTGCAGAAGAAATACTATACATATATTTCCATCTATATCCATCAGATGTTTCATATAAGCTTGTGTTTGCACCTATAATATGAGCAATATCTGGTGTAACTGTCGATGGAATACCACCATTATTATCTAGACACTTATACACATGATAATACGAAGATGCGTTAACTACTGCATAGAAGTCTTTGTTTATTAAATCTTGATCTTCATCATCATAGGATGTATATACAGTATTAGAAACATACGGTACATTCCTAATGACTAGTTTAATATCATCTGGTGTAACTCTTTTACCCATTATCATATTTTGATATGTATTAAAAGTAATATCTTTATTACTTTCATTCATATCTAATATTTCTGGTCTATCATATTGATCACCAACGAATACGTAATAAGCAGTGTTTGTCGTTTCAGATACTGATTCATACATCTGAGATGCTATATTATGCTTATTATGTATAGTAGTTATTTTCTTTGTCATTATTCTACCAATATCTCTGTTTCTAGAATGTTAACTTGAGCATCTGCCATATTATTATAGATATATTTGGCAAAATACTTGGTTCCAGCCATATGTAAAACTTGTTTTAATATCTCTTCATATTTATTAAGAACTACAGAAGACTGTATCTCATATGAAAAATCTTGATAATAAAGACCATCATATAGCTTTTTTTGATCACTTAAAAAGCCACCTTTTTCTTTATAAAATCCTTGTGCTGTACCTTGTTTTTTAATTATAGATATACCAGAAGCTATTGAATCATTTGTTGGGTTACTAATATCTACTCTTTCATTTTGTTGATAACCGAAACCGGAATCAAATATTTCTATTCCTGTTATAGCACCATTAGATACTTGTA